CGGTCATCATTCAGTTGCCCAAACGTCGTGTCGTTCAAGATGAACGACGGTTTCGCCTCACTCATCGAGAACGTCACCACATGCTCGCCAGGAACGAAAGCGTGACTGATCCGGTCAATCGTGGCGAACTGCGTCACAGCTGGGCCGACAGCGGGAGCGAACGAAACCTGGACGGGCGCGTTGATCTCCAACTCGGCGACGGTGTTCTGTTGCGTTGAGGTCAACCCGTCCATGACGATTACGACTTGGTTGATGCTGAACGTCGCATCCTTGAACCGAGAGAGCAGGTAATCAGCGAGGTCACCAACCTCAACGTCATCATCAAACAACAGTTTTGACGCGGTGAGTTCGCTGATCCCGAACGTGGTCTTGCTGGTCGCGTCGCTGCGTTCAACCTCACTCCCACCGACCCGCTGCAACCGGATGACGTTGTGCAACTCATCTGTGCCGTTCTCGATCTGCACCGCGCTGATCGGGATGCCGCCAGATCCGAGAACCGTGAACGTGCCGAAGTTCTGTGTTTCTTGCCGGTCTTGGAATGTCGCCAAGCCTTCCCGACTGATGAACAGGGAACCGAACTCTGTGCTCTTGACGCGGCTGGCGTACTCCAGCAGGTTCGTGTCAGCGTCAGGCGTATCGTTCTGCAACGTCACTTGACCCGTCGCTATGTCCCTCTTGCTGGAAGGCCAGCCCGCCTCGGTCAGGATCGCTTCAATGCGAGCGCCGGAAGTTTGGGCTGTTTTCTGCGCGGTGCTGATATCAGTCTCAGCGAGGGTGATGAACCCGTCAGCGCACACGGCCCGACTGGTCGAGTCCTTGTTGATCTCATAGTCAATGTCCCACGCATCAACCAGGCCGCTGAACACAGGCCGGTCGTTCACGGTCACTTGAACGTTCTTACGTGGCACGATACTGCTCGCGTAAGGGAAAGAGTCACCACCGCCAGTCAACGGGTCGTAGAGTCGAGCGCGGTTGTCCAGCAGGATCTCAGCGGTCGCGGACTCAATCTTGTCCAAGAGCCGTGACCGGCCACGACTGATCGTCAGACTGCGAACATCGCTGGTCACATCAACGAGGCTGAACGCACCGCCGAGAGTGTAAAGCGTGTTATTCAGTTTCCCCTTCACCGCGCTGTCAAGCTCGAAGAAGTTGGTGACGCCCCCAGCGTCCTGATCAAAGGCGAAGATGACCTTGGTGGTCATCCTGCGACCTTCAGGGGCAGCGGCCCGTTGCTGCGCTGGTAATGCTTCAACGCATCAACGATCTGCTTGCTGACCTGCCGCGAATCGGTGCCCATGCCAGCGTTGACGGTCAGGTTGATGACGTTGCCGCCGCTTGGCCTGAGCTCGTTGTTGGGGACGATCATGCCGTTGATGTTTGGAACGAACAGTTCTGGCCCACGCTCACCGACGAGGAATGGGCTGCCCGCATCCACGGGGCCACCGAGCGCCATTGGCCTGGCGCTCTGCCTGATCTGCTCCACGACCTCAGTGACGTGCTTGGTCACCTTCACGTCAATAATGACCTCGCGCGCCGCTTTCTTGGCGAGCTTGTTCATGCGCGTCATTAGTCTCTTGAAGCCCTCTGCGCCTGGCTTCATAAACTCATCAAAGCCGACAACGGTTGCGTGGGCGCTCGTGACGCCAGCGCCGAGGAAATGCTGCGCCGCATCCAACCCAACCTTGTCGGCGGCTTCCTGCGTGGACTGCACGAGCCGGTTCGTTTCGTCAATCGCGGTCGCGCCACCCTCAATCAACTCATTGGCAATATTCCTGCCCGCGTCAATGCCAGCGGCGAGCACCTGAGTGATTGCCTCCTGGCTCAACCCTGCCGTGATGAGTTCTTGAATCTTGGTGGCGAACTCGCGGGCTTTCTCAGCCTGTGCCTGCAAACCTTCAAGGAAAGTCATGCCGACTTTCTCGCCGTTCTGACCAACGCTGGTCATGGAGTCGGCGGCGGCGAAGTCAATCGCGCCCGTGATCGCGTTCGACACGTTCACGCTGAAGTCATCGAACTCCTGACGGGTCGCATCAAGTTCGTCCTTCAACCCCTGGCGCATCCGCTTGATGCCTTCAACGGCTCGACCACGGAAGGACTCAATCCGATCGCCGAGAGAATCAAACGCGCTGCCAGCACCACCAGCAGAACCAGCCAACTTGTCAGCGGCCTCCGCTGCCGCTTCCTCATCGTCAGCGAGTCGCTTCAACCGAACGCCTGCGTCACGGTAAAACTTGTTGGCGGCCTGCACCTGGAACAACTGCGTGCCAGTCTCCTCCGCGAACCTGCGGGCTGCGTCTGCGGCAGCGTCAGTCTGACCACGCAGCACGCTCAGGCTCGATGACAAGTGATCGGCTGGCCTGACCGCACCACGTTGAACCCGCGCCATAGCCTCGGTCGCTGCCGCAGCGCGACGAGCAGCCTCGGCCTGCGCCTGCACAGCAGTCACGAGGACACCGATAGAAGAACCAGAACCCGAATCTATTGCCTGACCAACGGCGGCTGCGAAACCACGAACACCGCCGCCAGCGTCCTCAAACGCATCAGCCGCGCTGTCAATGCCTTTCTCCGCTGAACCCAAGTCCAGCGAGAACGTTCCTGTCTCTTTCCCCGCGAGGGCAACACCCTCAATGAACAAGCCGATCTGGTCGCCAAGATCACGGATCGTGTCGGCTGCGCCTTGCGGCCCACCAGCAGCATCCGTGACCGCGAGGATCGCGTTGACGAAACCAACACCGATGCTCGCTTTCGCGTCATCAACAGCGGCCTTCAACGTCCGCGTCGTGTTCGCCAGCCCGTCACTCGTGCGAGCGAAGTCACCCTGGGCCGTCGCCGTGTCATCCATGATGAGAGCGAACGCGGCCTGCGCTTTTGCGGCAGCGTCAATCTGACCCTTGGTTTCCGCGAGTCCACTTGATAAAGCCTCGGCGTTGATGCGTGCCGCGCTAAGGTTCACGCCCAGGCGACGCAGCGGTTCAGTTTCTCCAACCAGCCCGCTGCGCAGGGCGAGAATGGCTTCCTCAACCTCAATGTTGTTGAACGAGGCGAGATCAGCCGCCAACTGAACAATCTCTTGGGACAGGCTGGAAGCCTTACCGGTGTTGATGCCCATGGCGGTGAACAGGTTGCCGAACGTGCTCGTCGCCTCAAGCGCAGCCTGCTCACTCAAGCCCAGGTTCGTGGCGGCGTCCTGCGCGAACTTCTCAACCGCAGCACTCGCGTCACCGAACACGGTGCGAGTCTTGGACAACGACTCATCAAGGTCACTCGCAGCGCCGACGCTCTGCGCAGCGAAACGAGTCACACCAACGGCAGCGCCAGCGGCGGCGGCAGCTATGGCGACGCCCGCAAGTTTCATGCCGCGAGACATAGCGCCGAACTTGTTTTGCGTTTCCTTTGATTCTGTTTTCAGTCGATCAAGGTCGCGCATAGCCCGCTTGATATCAGCGTTGTTGTAGTCGCCGTCAATCTTGACGCTGATTGCACTTTTCCTCGCCACGACTACCTCCTAACTGACATTCCGGTTGGCTTTAGCGATGCCACGTTCAACAGCGCGAGCAACCTCGCGTCGCGCCTTTTCCACGTTCGTGTTTCTCGCGGGGCCGAGAGCGCGGGGCCAGAAGCCAGTTCCGCGAGTGCTCACGCTGCCGCCACGCTTATCGTTGATGATCGTGTTGAAGTGATGCTTTGTTTCGTTGCGAGATCCAGCGAGCCCATAGATCGCTGGCCCTGGATACTTGTTGAAAACAAGGGCGGTGATCTGTCTGAAGTTCCTGCCGCGACGCCTCGATCTGACAGATGTTTTGACACCTGCTCTCGCGTTTCCCCCGTCATAGGCCAGATTGCGTCCAGTATCTTTCGCAATCCACGGCCCCCAGTTCCGCAAAGCCGTAGCAGGGTAAGCAGCACGAGAATCTCTCTCAATGTCTTTGGTCGCTTCCCTGGTCTCGTCTTGAATCTCTTTGAACAGTTCCTTGTCAAACATCTGGATCTGATCGAGTTTGCGAGCGTCACCAACGACCTCAAGCTTGAAACCAACGGTCACCTGCTCGCCGCCTTCCTGTATTCACTCGCACGCCAACGCAGATACCTGCTCATGGTCGTCAACATTCTTGGAGACTCGTCAACCAGTTGGCTGGGCGCGACCTTCCACTCATAAGAAAGGTGCGCGATCAACCAGTGGGCTGACTGTTCTCCAAAGGGACTGGATCTGCTACCGCCTTGACCGTCACGCCGTCAACCGTCTCAGTCCACGGGTCAAACTCAACGGTGATGACTTTGGTGCGCGTCAATGCTTGCCACGCGAGCCACACGATGTATTCCAACCGGAGATCATCGGCGAACGCAGCAAATGACTTGTCGAACTTACGCTCGAAGGCGATCAGGTCAGGCGTGGTCGCTTCCACGTCCACGCCCGACCCGTCGCTGTAATCAACTCTCAAGGCAACCTTGTTCATCGCAGGACTCTCAGACCTAGGACGTGGCGCGAGTAATGTCGCCAGTGACCGGCCAGGTGACGCTCAGGGTCGCCAAGTCTCCAACGCTGGAAGCGAATGGCGTGTATTGCGTGACCAGGCAGGTGAACGAGTAGGTCGGGTTGGTTGCACCGACCGAGGCGCTCGTTGGCTTGATGACGATTGCTGTTGTTGAACCGAGCAACGGTTGGAGGGTTGCATCCACGCTCGACGCAGCGAAGTCCTGATGGAAGTCGAGCGTGAGTGTGGCGGTTTGCAATCCACCGACGCGGGTGCGTGACGATGCACCGAATGCGGTTGTCTCCACGTCATCAACCTCAATGCTGAGTTCTGCTGACGCGAGACTGGCGCTGAAGTCGGTGCCGCCGATTGTGATTACATAACTTGTGGCGACGAACTTTGCCATGACAGTTGCCTTTCTTTTCTAGGTTGCGTAAACGGTGACAGCGAACTCAGCAGCCAGGTAGGTGAGTTCACCAACTGGGAGGCTGCTGTAGTTGCGCATCTCTGTGCATCGCAGGTCTTGTGCTTCCCCGCTGAGAGTCCGGTCGGACTCCAGCGCGGTCTTGATACTCAACGAGCCTGTTGGATTACAGAACCCATCAAGTTTGTTCTGGGCGCTGCGCTCATCAACGCGGCCCACGATCACGAGAACTTGGAACTCGTATGTGTCAAGGCCGCGAGCGAACGCCGTGTCGAACGTGATGCCCTGGGGGGCAACCACAGCGATAGGAGGATTCACGTCATCGGGGACTGTTGCGGACGTGCGAAGCCCGCTGATGGTTGCGAGGTTCGTGGCGATGCCAGATCGCAACGCGCTCAATGTTGTCATGCGACACCGACGTAGCGAACGTACGGAGCGACGAGTTGTGCAACATCGGGGTCGAGTCCTTTGCTGACCCGAATAGCGCCGAAATCTCCGAAGCCCGCAACGCCCAAAACGCTGTCCAATCTTTTGAAGATCCTCATGGACTGGATGACCGCTGCCTGGTTGACCTGGCTGGGGACTGCTGAGAACCCCCAAGTGCCGACGATCTTCACGTCAGCCTCAAGCCCACCGATGCTCGTTGACGCAGGCCACAGGTAACGGTCAATCGCCCGGATGCGCGTCGTTGGGAAACTCAAGCCGTCGGCGTAACCGTTCAGCGGTTCGAGCTGGTAGTCGGTCGCAGCCCAGGTCACGTCGTAGGTGCCATCTGACTGGCTGCTGCTCGCGATGCTCGTGACGCTGACGAGATCATCCACCTGGAGGACGTAAGCGTTGTCAGCGGTGAAATACCTGGTGGCGCTTGCTGAGTCGAACCGCCTTCCACAGAAGCCTTCAATGAGTGCGCTCGCGCTCGTCGCAGCCATTGTGATGAGGGAGTCATCAACCGTGTCGGTGATGTGCAGCGCGGCTTTGACTTCCGCCACGGATGCGTAGAGCGTCATGCGTTCTCCCTAAGTTTTTGATGGGGTGTGATGAGGGGGCGAGTCCTGCGATTGCCCGCCCCCTCACCACGATTGTGTGCTCCTGGTTAGGAGGCGCCGCCTGCGAACTTCTTGACGTGCGAGGTTTGCGGCAGATCGCCGTCAACCCGCAGCGAGCAGCGGAAGGTGACCAGGCCGTTTGCGAAGGCGTAGTCGTCGGAACGCTCCATGCGGATTCCACCGGCCTGGCGCACGTAGTACGACGGGAAGTGGCCCGCGAGGGCGCTGACCGCGCTGGTTGCAACAGCAGCCATAGCGTTGTTCTCGATCAACGGGAACCCGAGCAACTGATCGGGTGTCGCGTCAGACGCGGACGGGGCGAAGATGAACTGATTCGCACCGTCTTGCAGCAGGCGAGCATCCACAACAGCGGAGGTCGCGAGCATCAAGCCGAAGCCTGGCAGCGCACGCGCAGCAGGGTCGGCAGCGTAAACGAGGTCAATCAGGTTCTCGTAGGTGAACTTGCCGGACACTCCGGTGCCGCCGGTCACGCCAGCGGACGCAGCCGCGACGATTCCCTTGGGCTTGGATGATCCGTTGCCAACAGTCAGTTCGCTGTTGACCTTCACGCCGATTGCCTGACCACAGTTGGTCGCCAGGAGATCGGTCATGTTTACGTGAGCGTCCTCAAGCAGCTCGCTGGAAACCTGAACCAGGAAGGCGTACTTGAACGCGCCGAGGGTCGTGGTTGCCAGGGTCGGATCGGACTCGCCGATTGAGCCAGCCTCCGCGACGAGCGCGGCGGTGGAGTAGGCGGTCATGGCTGGGATCTCCAGATCTTCACCACTCTGAGTGTTCAGGATGGTGGAGGTGCGGAGCATGGGGCCGACCGACGTGGCAACGTTGACGACCTGATCAAAGAACGAGGTCGGGACGGGCGCGCCTGTCGAACCCTTGGTGATATCGCGACGCTCGAACATGACGCTGCGACGCTCTCCACGGGCGAGGCTGCGGATCAGTTCATTGTCGTCCATCGGTGCTTCCACGACGGGGGCCGACACGGTGCGAGCCTCAACGTGAGATTCGGTCACCGCCTCGATCTCCTGCTCGCGGTCTTGAAGGCTGCGGAAGTCGCTCTCGCGGGCCTTCAGGTCGTCCATGTCGGCGAACGCACGATCAACGCTCTGGCGTTCTTCGGCGTCAAGGTTGCGTGCCTCGGAGCCTGCGCGGTCAAGGATTTCCTTGGCCTTTTCGTAGGCAGCCACGCGCTCCTCGCGCAGGTGCTTGATGTAGTCCATGTGTGGACTCCTAACTTGTTTGGATTGAATCGCAGGACATACACCGACGCGGCTCCGCTATCGGAAACACCGAGCGCGGCTCCGCGACTCAGCGTGGTGGAGGTGGTCGGAATCGAACCGACGTGCTGCGCGTTTCCCTCGTGGGGCCTTACGCGCAGGCGCACCAATGCACCCCCCAACTTGCTAGAACTTCCCAAGCAACTCCAACTTGTCACGCAGGAGATCCAGCGAGTCTGTCTGTGGTTCAGGCGCGTTCACGCGCTGACGCTCAACCACGTCAACCAGTAACTCGGCCTGATCGTCGTTCAACTCTTTCCCAGCCTCCAACGCGGTCAGCGCGTCAGCCAACGCCTCTGCGTCTGTCTGTGTGCGCTGCGCGAGGATCTGCGCCTTGCGAACGGTCGCGCTTGTCGCCTCATACGCTGGGAAGCCAGTAACGACGCTGACCTCATGCAGAGCTATCTCGTTCAGGTAGCGGCGCTGACCGTCGGCGCTCCACTCATCCGTTCCCGACGGAACATGGAAACCGAAACTCATTGAGTCAACGTCGCCGCGC